GCACTACTATTTGCAGATTTAATTTTTTTAGTGGTATTAACGGTTCTATTCAAATCACCATATTCGATGTCACTTTTAAAATTGTTAAGGAATAGTTGGTACATCTCAAATGCTTCCATACCACTTAAGGTGAAATTACTATTTAAAAATTTTATAACTTTAACGTAATCCGTAGAAGGGACAAAACCTTCTTTTTTAAGGGTGCTGATAATATATCTATCAAACTTATCTTTCTTATTGTCAACAGTTTCCTTTAATATTTTTTTAATTGTATTTTTCATAACTTTTATGCTATATTAACCACCCCATTCATTTTTACAGTAATTTTTTAATCCGTCTGTTCTACCTATTTTAATTACCGCACCTGACTGTTCTTTACTATAAACCTTATTAGATTCCCATTTTTTTACTAAATCATTTTTCTCATCTTTAGTCAATTTAATTTCATCATATAAACTAATAGCATTTACTGGTTCGGCAACCACATTACCTTTCACTCTTTGGACTAATTTTTTTATACCCTGAGCAAAATCTCCACCACCCATATAAAATGGTTTTTCAACCTTAACACACCCTAATCTATTTTTATTATCTTTTAACCAACCACCAGAAACTTTTATTACGGTATCACCATAAACCATAAAATTTTTATCACCTTCATCTTCATTGTCAGTAACATTTTCAGTTTCTTCAGTATCTGTTTCAACATCAGATTTAACTTCAGAGGACTCAAATAACATTAACTTTTTGATTCTGTCTATTTCTTCATTTAAATTTTCCATATATAAAATATCTTACTACATATAAATACTACACAAAAATAAAAAATCCACACTTTCGTATGGATTTAATTAAGTTTATATGAGGTATTTTTTATTTTAATTCTTTATATTTAAGAAAGTTCCTGATCCACCAGCCATAGTAGTCGGTAGCGCACCATTCCAAGCAGATGCCTTAACAAACTCAACGTATAAAGGAGTCAATTCCTTTTGTTTAATCTTCATTGCGAGTGCTGCTGCGTTTGCATTGATGATAGTTTTTGCGGAGTCACCTCTAGCAATTGCCATCTTTTCTTGTGCCTCTGCTTGTGCCACTAATGTTCTTTGTTGTGCGGCTTGTGCCTCTTGTACTGCCTTAGTTTTACCCTCAATAGCCTGTTGTAAAGATGTTGGTGGAATAATATTAGTTCTTAATTGGGACACTAAAAACCACTGCTCCACTCTCTTATTACACTCTGCCACAATTGCAGCTTCAAACTGTTCTCTCTGATTAAAAATGGCATCTACTTCCCATCTGTTTGCCACATCATTAACTGAAGATACAATTGCATTTTTCAACCAACCTTGTTCAATTGCTTTGGTTTCCAATCTTAGATTAACAAACATATCTCCAATAGCATCCTCTCTCAAAGAATAGTTAAAGGATGGTTTAATCGTCGCAGCAAACCCACCTTTTGTGATAACAGTTTGTTCATCGTATTCGATGTGTTGTTGGTATAGGGGGAATTCTTTAACTTGCTCAGTCCAAGAGTTATACATTACCCATCCTGTTTTATACTGATAGTCTGATACACCTCTTTGTCCACCAGTTAGGTTTATCTTTAAACCTTTATAACCTGTATCAACCCTTTCAATAGTGAAAGGTTGTACTAACGCAATGATAATGGATAGTAATAAAATACCTATTGGTTTAAGTAACCATTTGAGTTGAAACTCATTCCATTTACCACCAGTCATTTGATTTTTTGTTTTGTATGCAGTAAACCCTGCAAATAATAATCCTAAAATAAAAATACTAAGTCCAATCATTTTTCTTCTTTTTTGTTTTTAAATAATACATTAATTGTTTCGTCTCCTAAAAATATTAGGGTAATAACCAACAGTGCGAAACCTAAAAGTTGGATAAACCCATTTACCTCTCTACTTACGATGTACTCACCGTATAATGATGTCATTACCATAAACCCAAACCACATCAATAAAATTTTAAAATATTTCATATAAACTTTTTAGTGGTACAAATATAGTATTTTATTTTCATAAAAACAAATAATTAAGCAAAAAAAAATCCATATAGAATTCTATATGGATTAAAAATATTATTTTTTATTTTTTTAAGATGCCTTATACTTGTCTATGACTGACCATACGAAACCAACCGCAGTCATCAATCCACCAGTAACTTCAGTAACAATCGCCTCATCGAAATAACCCAACATAATTACTGCACCACCCACAGATGTCAATATGTGTCTGATAAGTCCTAAAATTTGTTCTTTACTCATAATATAAAGTTTTTATAGTTTGTTATTATAATATAAATATAACATACTATTGTTTTTCGCTATAAAATTTACAACTATCAACCCAAACAGGATCAAAATCTAATGGCCAATTAGCCCAACCATTACTAATACCGTTTGGGTTAAGTTCTACTAAATCCTTTTCATCCGCAGTTAATCTAACTTGATGTGTAGATAGTAACAACTCCAACATAGACGAATTTTCAGTGTTGGTTTGGGATATCACTTTACAAGAAGAATGTGCACTACCAATTACACCACCTCTGAATTTACAATTATAACAATCCATATATATTTAAAGATCATCAACACACCATATAGGTGTTTTATCACCCACATAACTACCCCTAACATTAAAGTCAAAAAATTCTACCGCCTCTTCTTCGTTCATATCTCTACATAGTATTTGTATACACTTACTGACTGAGTAAATTAACCTCATTTCATTAGTTTCAATACCTATGATTGCCTCATCGAAACCATCCGCCTTAAGAATATCTTCTTCAGGAAACCATTCTAAAATTTTATCTAACATATTTTACTTTGTTTTATTAGACTTTAACTCTGTTACATTACTCTTACCATATGCATCACATTCAGTTTTTTTTGTAGACGCGCAAGAACACAATAAAAGTATCCCTACAATGATTAACATTTTATTCATATATTTTAGTTTTTAATTTGTTTTGTATTCTCTTAGTTGCCTTATGTAAATTAGATTTAGATGTACCTTCACAAATACCCAATTTTTTTGAGATGTCTTTATGTGACATATTTTCTATGTGATAACATTTAAAAACTAAATTATACATAGGACTCAATTTTTCAATTTCTTCATCAATATCTGTCAACATATCTTGTTTACAATCTACCTCATCAATAGTATCAAAGTGTAAATTGTCATCATACTCATAAGTATATTTTTTCTTTCTTAAATGATCTAAGGCACAATTTCTAAAAATCTTATATAGATAACCGTTTAAATTTTTTACATCTATTGGTGTATCAATTAATTTAAATATTTTTATAAATCCTTGTTGGACAACTTCATCCCTATCAAATTCATCTTTAATATATCTTTTAACAGTATCGTACCCTAAAATTTTATATGATTCATAGAATTTAGATTGGGATAGAGTATTACTGTTAATGAGATTTAAATTATCCATATTTTTTTTAACAAATATACAACATTATATTCTAAAAAACAAATGAGTTTTTAAAAATATTACTTAATTGGGGTTTCTATCATACTATCGATTCTTCTTCTAGCCTTTTCACCTAATGGTATAGGGTTACCACCTTCATCTATTTGAACAAATGTTATGTTAGTTTTAAGAACTAAATCTTGTTTACCTGTGTAAACGTTATGTGCTCTAGCCTCCATATATAGTGTCATAGATGTGGTACCAACCTTCATAGGTTTAGCGTATATTTTTAGTAGTTGACTTTCCTTTGCAGGCCTCTCAAAATTACATTGATCAATACTTACTGTAACCATTCTGGGTGTATCACATAACTGCATCGAGTAACCTGCAGCAGAAGCATCAATCCAAGCAAGTAATTTACCACCAAACAGATTACCGTGAAACCCTAAATCTGATTTTTTAATTGGGTGAGTGTTAAGAATTTCCATATTTTTCTTTCATTTTTTTATAATGTGTTCTACAAACTGGTAAGTAAGAATCATTACCACCTATCATAACTTTATTACCATCAAAAACAGGTATGTCATTATTAAGTCTCATATTCATAGAGGCTTTACTACCATATTTGCATACTGTTTTTAATTCCTCAATTTCATCTGCCCAAGTCATAAGATAAATTGATCCTTCGAATGGCTCCGCTTTAAAATCTGACCTCAAACCGTATGTGATAACATCACACTCCAACTCATCCACAATTTTAGTTAATTGCCACACCTGATCTTTAGTTAAGAACTGTGATTCGTCAATCAACACACAATCACAACCATAACAGTTTTCTGTTACAAATTGGAATATGTTAGTAGTCTCATCAAAAACGTGTGCCTCTCTACTTATTCCTACACGAGACGCAACTTTTTTAGTTCCATGTCTATTATCTAAACAAGACGTGAAAAGAATTACATTTTTTTCTCTCTCATCATAGTTATATGCAGTTTTCAATAAGTCTAATGATTTACCAGCACCCATTGTTGAGTACCTAAAATATAATTTTGCCATCTACAATTTTATTACAATTATAGATATTTATTTTTATAAAATAAAGTATTTTGGGAATAGATTATATAGATATAGTAAAAAAAAGTGGGTTCGAAAGACTGTTTGAAAAATTATCTGATTTATTGGTAGATAGGTATACTTCTTTAGATGGTGAAGATTTTATAAATTTTTGTTTTCGTGATGGTAGTTGTCACAGAACATCTATAAACGTTAGTCAGAATTATTTACAAAATATATTAAGGTACGATTCGAAGAGGTTGATAACCGCATCTCATAAATTACCCTCATTGGTGTTTGATAGTTTAAGAAAAGAATATAATGTACCTAACGATAATAATGGGGAATTGTTAACTATTTTTATGATATACTATTTTTTCCCTAAATTATATAAAAAATATTATGAACCTTTTATTAGTGATAGCCCAATAAATGAAACTATGGAATCTAATGTTAGTAAATATAAATTATCTAAAAATGATATTAGTAAACTAATGAAAGATTATGACTATATGGGTTATGATGTAGATTACGCTATTGATGAATTAATAGAATTAGTTTCTTATCTAAATAATTTAAAATCCCCTTTAATCTTATATAGGATAATTTGTTCCGATTCTGAAGAAGAAATAAATTTGTCAAAGGTGGGTTCACACTATTCTTTAAATAAAAACAATCTTAAGAATAATCATTATAGAAAAGGTAGTATCGCAGGTGACTGTAGAGGGGAAAAGGTTTTCTTATTAACTGTATCTGCAGAAAAATTAATGGTAAATGTTATGGAAACATTATCAAACAATATATTGTACCCACATGAAGAAGAGATTACCCTTAAAAATAAAGGTATGGGTGTGAAAATAATTAAGGTAGAGGAGTTATAATTTTTCCCAAGTACCGTTATTTAATAATAAATAGGAACCGACATAACTTTGTTTCCATTCACTAGGTGGTATAATACTTAAAAATTTACTCCCATTTTTTCTTTCGTATAGATGATAAGTTTCCCCAACTATTGGTTGGAAGTTGTAATCTGATTCATAGACTAATTTTGTATCAACATATTTACTGACTAATGTTTCGTATTCTTTTTTTAATTCGTTTAGTCTACTATTAAAATATTTATCAGCCTTTACCCCTTCACTTTTATCGACAATAATGGGATCAAACTTTTGTGATCCCACTGTTGTCGGATAGTTCTTTAAATTGGCGTCGAATTTACCAGTCTCTTCATTATAAACTATATTGTCAGGATATTTTTTTATCACAATAAATGTGCTTTAGATTCAGCCATACCCGAAGGTGTGATTTCCACAGTTTCCGATTTTAAATGGAAATTCTTTATGTTGTTAGAACCACTATAGGACAACGCTGATTTAATACCATCAGTTAATTTCTCTATTATGATATCGACACTACCTTTATAAGGTATTAATGTTGACTCACCCTCTACGTGTTTTGTTGATTGACCGTGAGATGATTTAGTTTCTAAACTAGCAGAACCTCTATATTTTTTACATAAAAGTCCATCACCCTTTGTAATAATTTTACCTGGCGATTCTTTGGTACCAGCCAATAGTGAACCTAACATTACACAATCTGCACCGATTGATAATGCCTTTGCAATATCACCACTACTTCTAATACCACCATCCGCCATAACAGGAACTTTAGAACCTTTTACACAATCAATGATAGACGTTACATTTGGTACTCCGTGTCCTGTTTGAATTCTGGTGGTACACAAACTACCACCACCAATACCAACTCTTAATCCATCCGCACCCCATTCACATAAATCAATTGCGGACTCCTCCGTTGATATGTTTCCAGCAATAATGTCTATTCTTTCAGGTAAAACCTCCCTAAGTTTTTGAATCATATTTTTAACATTTTTGTGGTGTCCGTGTGCAACATCAATTAAAATTATATTTGCACCACACTTAACCAAACTCTCCGCCCTACTAACATCTGATTCACTAACACCTACGGCAGCCATAACAGGTATGTCCTGTATCTCTGCGTGCCAATTATCGTACATAACACCCCAATTTTCATGCATATGGTTTGTAGTTATGTATTCCATAACCTTCCCTACTTGTTCACATTGCTCCTCAACAGTCATAAAACGGTGTATACATCCAACACCACCAAACTCAACCATTTTGATTGCCATCCTATATTCACATACAGTGTCCATACAAGATGCAACATAAGGTTTTAAGATACCATATCTTCTACTGACTAATGTTGATAAATCAATACTGTTTCTTGTTTCTATTTCCGAGTACTTAGGTACTAACAGAATATCATCGTAAGTTAATGCTCTCTTCATTTTCATTTATTTTTCTATTTAACATATTATAACCCAAAAAGTCTTCATACTTTTTATTATATAGTTCTATGAACCTCTTAGCAACTTTCAGTTGTTCTAAGGTTTTACAACTTTCAATAACTGCAACACATTTACTTTTTGCCATCATTTGATTTACTATTTCCATTTTTTATTTTTTTTAATAGTTTTTTAACATCAGAACATATCTCATACTCCTCAACAGACTCAAAATATTCTAAACTTTTACTCAGACTAGAAAACCAATCTTCCTTTCTTAATTCCGAAATCATTATAAAATTACTTAATGGGTTTATGATCCTGAACAATACAATTTCATCTAACCCATCTTTCATCGACTTTTTAACTCCTTCTATAATCAAACTATGTATCAACCACTTTTGATTTTTTAAAAAATCTTTTTCCTCCTCTTCATTTGAAAAATAGAAATCTTTCATATCGATAGTATTATTTTTTTATAGACACCGTATTTTTCATTACAATAAAATTCTGCAATAGTTTTAGATTGATCGTTGTCGTAACCAAAATTTGATTTTAGTTCATTAAGTATAACCTTAACCAAATGAACTCTGTCGATAGAACAAGTCAATGAATGATCCTTATCATTAACAGTAATTAATGAAGGTAACCCTAATCTATCTACTTTAGTAGGATAAAACTTCTCTAAGAACTTCATCACTCTTTCACTTTTCAAAGGGTTGTTTTCCATAGTTGTCTTATTTGAAACAAATATAGAAATAATATTTTACTTATCCAAATTTATGTCATTAATAATTTTGAATAATTTATAATCATTCAACCCCAAATTATCTTTAATGTCTTTAATATCTGAATATTCATTCTCATACTTTTGTAGATACTGTTCATTCAATACTATTAACTCATCAAATATTGTGATGAAATCATAGAAAACTGATCTGTCTCTAGTGTTCTCCAAAATCTTCAAACTAGTTTCGTTATCACCCCTATGAACTTTATCAATTAATAAGTGTGTACTACTTTTTATTATGTTAATTTTTAATCTATCTAGTGTACTATCAATCCTTTCTCTTAAATCCCACAACACAGATATTTTTTCTTTCATATCAGATAAGTATTGTGGTGTTAGTTCACCATTTTTATTGATGAATCTAATCACTGAATTAGTTACTCCTTCATTTTCCATAAAACAATTATATGGATTTTTAATAAAAAAATCAACAATCGTTTGTATTAATAAAAAAATTTAGTATATTTGGCGATATTTATAAGATAAATGTTTTATGGAAAAGACAATAAGTGAATTAATTTTAGAATTAAAGACTGTTTTAGAAAAAACGCACGGTGAACAATTTACTAAATTTTATCTCTGTAAATTTCCTGATGGAAAATGGGAAGCCCTAATTGGTATTAAAGAAGGTGCCAGTAGAAAAACTGGAAATTACTACAGAATTAATGATGGTGTAGTAGAAGAAGAACACGTAAATTTTTAACTATGAATATTTTTGTTTTGGATTACGATCCTAAGTCGTGTGCACAAATGCATTGTGATAAACACGTAGTAAAAATGATTTTGGAGACGGCACAACTTCTTTGTGGTGTTCATCATATGACAAATCAAGAAACCGAACATGTACCGTATAAGTTATCACATAAAAATCACCCATGTTCCATTTGGACTAGAGAGTGTATTGAAAACTATGTTTGGTTATGTGATTTAGGTTTAGAGTTATGTGAGGAATATACATACCGTTATGGTAAGAGACATAAGTCACAGGAAATAATTGAATGGTGTCTTTTAAACCTACCAAAAATTAAAGAGAATGGTACTGTTACAGATTTTAAGTTGGCGATGCCTGATGAATGTAAAATAGATAATAACCCTATACTTTCATATAGGAAGTACTACATTGATTTTAAAAAGGATTTTGCTAAATGGAAAAATAGGGATGTCCCAAACTGGTTTAGACTTTCAGATGATTCATTAAAACACCACCAATTGATGTTGCTTTAATTGACAACCTATTGATGGTGTCATCATTAAGTTTTGTTTTCTTTCCCGTATAGTCTACACCTAATATACCTATAAACTTATCATCAATACTTTTTATTGAGAATAAATAACCTGATTTACAACCAGATTCTTCTGCTATATACTTTAACCCAAAAGTTGCAATTGTTTCGTCTTTGAAATCAATTATCTCTATTACATCATTCTTTAATAATTCATTTATTGATTTTGAGAATAGACTAACAGGTATATTTTGAAAATTATTTTGTATAGAATTTACTTTGATGTTAACTGTTTCATATATCATTGAGAATTTTGCCATCGATTTACCTGTTGGATAAAAATGTCCTCCGTTGTGGAACTGTATCAACCAAACTCTATCTGCACTTATTTCTTCTCTAATTTCCTCTATTTTATGTGTTACAACCTCACCTAATTCTAATGTATCCGCCACCATATCAGGTTTCTTTTTCTTCTCTAACCAATTCTTAAACAGTAGTATTGTAATCGGACTTATAACACCTGTTATGAAAGCAATAATTAACTCCATCATAATTTTAAACTTTTATATTATAAATATAAGTTCAATCATAAAAGTGAAAAAAATATAAAAAAAAATGGGGGATAAATCCCCCACCTTTCACAAACAAACAACTATGAATTACAAAACTAATTCCGACATTTCCCACAACATTTTGTTAACCTCAATGTTCTGATCGATTGATCGAATCGCTCTACTACGAGATCTACGAAGATTACCATTATCTTTCGGTGTAATGGTTATGATACCACCTTGAAGTACATTCTCTTGTACTCTATTGAATACACTCCATAAATCGGTACCAGCGTCCTCTTCTCTACGAATCTTAAGCATCTGATTCACATCAATCATTTTATCTTCACCCCAATAGTTGTCCGCAACCATCTTAGCGAAATCATACTGTTGTGCCATAGACAGTTCTTTAGACATCATATCCTGAACTCTACCAACAACCATAGGGATTTTTTCCGTTGTCATATTAACAACTTTAAGGATATCTTCTTTCTGAAACCCTTTATGCATTACACGGAACTCATCGAAAGTCTTATCCGCAATCACCAATCCATTAGAACACACCAAACGGAATAAACCAACGTGAAACTTAAACGATGATGAACCATCGTGTGAATTCGTCAAAAGGATTTCTGGGTGTGTGTCCCCAATCTCTCTGGCGATGTTAATGTTATTTTCATTTCTGAAACGTAACATATGTTTCTTAAACGGCATCTTTGACTCATGTCCCTTACGAGAACGAGTTTGCATCGCCTGTGTAGGTAACCAACCTTGTTCCCCCAATAAATCAATCACTTCCGTAGTCGGAATGAATCGATAAATGTTCGACAAATGGTTTGACGGTTCTTGTGTCAAAGCCGAAGGACAACGTTGTCCAATCTCATTAAAATTTAAGTAACTCATATCTTTTAGTTTTATATCTACAAATGTAAGGACCTTTTTTCATTCTGCCAAACATTTTATACTTTTTTTTTAATATTTATTTCATATATTTATTAATATGGACAAACTTACGAAATTTGAGATAAAAATACTATCCTATTTAGATAAAAAGATTGATAACACCTCCAATAAGGATCAAGTGTTTAAAATACTTAAAGATGAATTTGGGTTGGATAAATCTGAGGTACTAGATTTATATAGACTTTGGTACTATAATAAGGGTACTGGTGATTACGATACAATAGAAGTAGATAGAGAAGGACCTCTTCTCAATTTTTTGAATAATATATCTTTATTAAATTCAAACGTAAATGAATATATAGATGAGTTATATGATAACAATCGTGAAAAATTAGACTCTTTAATCGGTGACTGGTTTGTTTTATGTAATAACTACAATACACCCTGTTTAGACTTTGGAAATGAGTCAGTGACAATAACTTTAGATAGAGATGAATGGGAAAAATATTTTTCTGGGTTAGGTGATGATGATTTATGGAAATATTATGAGGCATTTAGTTCTTATGGTGATTACTATGAAGAAATAGAAACATCAGAGTTTGATTATGTATATACTAATGATGAGACAGTAGAACACTTAGAAACTTTGGCGATACTGTCAGGGTTATCTGAATGGCCTGGTAAAGATGGTAAAAAGATTGGGGAACAAGAAGTTAACGATTTTTTAGGTGAAGTATTACCTAAAGAATATTACGAAAGGATAGTTGATGATTATATAGGTGAGATGAGTATTGTCATAACTAGGGCTAGACAAGATAGTGTAAGAAAAACTTATACAAATGAAATTAAATACGATACTAATAAAACTAGATGTAGATTCGGTGATTATTGTATAGAAATACCGTATGTTGAATTAATAGAAATAGTAAAAGAAAGGAATCTACTTAATCTTTCTGAATTAAAAGATGCGGAAATACAACCTGATGTTGATTTGGAGGATGCTTACTACGGTGAGTGGATTGATAGTGATGGTGTAGATGAGGTGGTTACCGAACTAAACAGATCATTAAAATCCACAATAGAAAAAATTACTGAATCAGAAGATATTGACTTAGAGGAGTTAATATTAAATAGAAAGTATGTTTTAGATTTATTAAATAAATTAGGTTTTAAAAAAATAACAGACACTTCGCAGGGTGAATATTATATGGCTAGAAATGGTATATTAACACTATATAGTAACGATATCGACTTTAAAAATAATAAAGTTAAATTCACATACGATGATCAAACACATATAACACCCATAGAAGAATTAACTAATTGGGTTTCAGGTAGTGTTTTAGATTTAAACGAAAGTGTTAGATACAATAAGAAAGTAAAATTACTAGTAGAAAGTTATAATCTAATCAACAAAATTTCAATATTTGATTTCGATGGTACATTAATGAAGACACCACACCCTGAAGAAGGTAAGAAACAGTGGGAGGAATTTACTGGTAAAGAATATCCACATATAGGATGGTGGAGTAAACCAGAGTCTTTAGATGATGCAGTATTCGACATACAACCTATAGAAAATACTGTTGCAGATTACCTAAGAGAGAAATCTAATCCTAGTACTTTAGTAATAATGTTAACAGGTAGAATACCACATCAGTCAGAACAAATAGAAGAATTATTACTATTACATAACATATCTTTTGATGAATATCACTATAAAGGTAATGGCGATACTTTGACTAGTAAATTTAATACCATTAAAAGTCTACTGAATAGATTCCCTAATGTTAATCAGATAGAAATGTGGGAAGATAGAGAACCACACGCCATTGAGTTTAAACAGTGGGGAAAAGAAAATGGAGTAAACTTAAAAGTTAATTTAGTCACTAGTGATGGGCAAATTATAAAAGGTGGTGTAAATGATTTAGTCAACGAGTCTATCGATAAAAAAAAAATTTTATTCGATAAAATTTCAAAATTAATCAATCCACCTTATTTTTCTGATTTAGAATCTTTAGGTATACCACAATCTGAATGGGATACAATACTTAGTGTTGTTTTTAGTAAAGAAGTACATTTGGATTTTTACCAACAATTCATTGAAGTTAGGGATAGAAATAATGGTAGACTAACCTATAGGGAATGGCCTAACGGTGATTGGGCAGATTTCGATAAAGGTGTTGAGAATTTACAGATTCATACGATGGGTGATATAAACGAATCAGTTACCAATGACTTAATAGATAAAGTAGTACCCAAATTAGAACCACCTTACATATACAATTTATATTCTATGGGGTTTGACTCAACAGATTCTGAAAAAATACTGTCTAAACTATTTGGTAAAATGGTTCATATATATGATGACAGTGTATATAATTCTTCCACAAATTCTGTTAGTAAACCAACAGAATCTAGAGTTCAGGATATTGAGACTGACGATGTACTATATGTAGAATACTATAAAGGTGACTCTATAGATTGGATAGATTGGAGATACTAATCTACCTTTGGTGAAGGTAAGGTTCTCAAATCTGAATAGTTCTCATATAAGTATTCAATAATCATATCCTCATTGGAGTAATACATATTCCATTTGTCGTGATTAAAGAAGTCTGACATATATTCATCTTCATCATCGTAACGATCATAGTCTACTAAGTTTTCACCTTCGGTAATGTAATGTTCGTTACACCAATTATAATATTCACTGTCAATTAATTCCCTATAAGAATCTTCAATGTCACCCTCAACCTTAAAGGTTACTGTAAGTAGTTTGTCTGTATCACAAAAAATTTCATAAATTTCATCTATAATATAATCCATAACATATTTTTGAAAATAAATATGCTAAAACATCACAATGCGCAATTTTAAATTATATTTTTTTGAGATATCTATCATATGTTTGGACCCTTTACTCTTACCGTCCCAAAATATTATAGCCGCATCTGCGACTTTAGCCATCTCTTCGTTTCTCATATACCCAGCCTTCTTACCGAATAAATCCCACATCGCAGGATACTGTTCTAACTTAAGGTGATTTTCATTTGCATACCATTCACCCATCTTATCTGCACCATTTGCAGTACCAGATATTATAGTAACATCTTTTTGATTTTCGAGAATTGCATTTAATTTTTTCTTTAGTTTTTCGTAGTCATTAAAGTCCCTACTACCTGCAATTATTACTCTCATTTAATTCGATAAGTTTATCTAAATATTGTTTTGCCTTTTTTAAATCTTCGATACCGTTTTTCTGTTTCCATCTAGTAACATATTTAACAATGTTGCCCTCAAAAAAATCTAAATTATGTGAATGTGCATAATCCCACATTTCAATACCTCTGTTATAATGAGTCGGGTGAACTACCCTTTCGTTTGGGTTAATTGGTTTATCCATATCTTTTTATACAAAAATAAGGATTTTTTCTTAAAATGTCAATATTACCAAAGAACGTAATATTCCTCACCGTTATAAATAAAAACATCTTTTGTTAAGTCACCAATGAAATATTCAGGACCATCTTTTTCTATTGCCTCACTTATTATGTACTCTTCATCTACAATTAAAATGTTATCGGATATTGCCTCACCTAAAGTTAAACCTAATTCATCTACATACCCTTCAATATCATAACTATAATCTTCTTTTAATTTTTCTTTCCTAATAGTCATATATAACTTTTCGAAATTATCTCCCTCATATTTGGATAAATCTTCGGTTACATCTTCTAATTCATCTACTAATGAATCATAATCTTTATAATGTTGGTTATATTCATACTCAGCCTCTTCTAATCTGTTTTCAATTTTATTTAGTTTATTTTCTAAATCCTCTATTTCTCCCTCAAATTCTGTTGAGTAACTATCTTCATCATCACCATAATCTGTAATATCAGATAACCTTTCTATTTCTATCTCAATAATTCTTTTTTCTTTCTCTAATTTATTGATGTTATTATCTAACCCTAAAAAAGTTTTATCTATTTCTTTTTTAGTTTCAGTCAATTCATCAAACGTATACTTTAAATCTTCGTATTCATCATATTTATCAATATTTTTTAAAAGATTTTCTTTTGATTCCACATTAAATTTAGAACTACCTATTTCACGTTCATATTCTTCTTTAGCAATTTCAGTTACGTTATAATCTAAATATTGACGATTAATTTCGACATAATCAATTAAAAAACTATGACTAAAAAAATCCCATCCTTCCTCATCTAATTTTTCACGAATTTTCATTTCCGATTCTCTATATACCGCATAAAAGTCACCTATATAATAAACATATCTAGTACTATAACTAATCGAAGGTATTAATACTTTAAAAGAAGAAAGATTAGAAAGATATGTTGCGAATGGTTTTACAAAAACAGGATCAACGTTAATAAATTCCGCAAACGCCAATCTTTTTTCATCATAGGATGAGTAATCGATGTTTGGTGTGTGTATATCGTTAACGTTCTTAAAATCTATATTTTCATTTTTTACATCACTATAAATTAGGATAATTTTTTGTGTGTCCTCAGGATCAGTATTAAAATTATTGATCAAATAGTTATAAAGTGGTTCCCACTCATCTGTTACCGAATTCTTTCTTAAATGATTTAATATCCTTAAATCTAATGGTGTTATGTTACTGAAATCTATTTCCATATCACAATACAATATATCTTATTCCAAACCTATTTGCCTCACTGACATCATAATCTAAAATTTCTGAATCTTCTGGTAGTTGGGATTCATAATTTTCAGTCTTAGTATCCCAGAAAGAATTCATTTCAGTCATCATATATACTTTGTCTTTATAATTTTCAATAAAATAAGTACCATAATCTATTTGACTAAGATTAGGTTTTTCAGTCATAATCATATTCCACTTTTCTATATGTTTAGTGTATCTTTCTTCTTCCTCATCATACTCACCATCACCCCCACAATATGAACATTCTTCCTCATTTTCTCCCGAACCATTGCAGTCATCACAGGCAAATGTTTCATCTTCTTCATTACTAATTTCACCAGTACCTTCACAATAAGGACATTCATATGTTTCACTACCTCTTCCATTACATTCATCACAGGTTACACGATTTGTTTCTGTTTCATATTCACTACCTTCTTGCGCAACTTCTAAAGTAACAAAATACAACCCATCCCCAACATTTAATTTTTCAGTTAAAAAATCATTAACATTTAAATTAATGATAAAAAGAAATATTAAATCACTTTTTTCTTCAACATCCAAATTAAAAAAGTCTGCACCAAAGAAATCAAACATTTTTTTATATGGTTTACTATCATTAAATTCTACACCCCACTCATTATTAGGGTAAACATATTTCTTAACTTCGTTTTGTATTTCTGGATATTTTTTATTAAGGACATTTAAGTATTTCCTATAAACTTTATTATCTAAATAAGATAAATTACTCTCAGATTCTTTTAATATGTTAGTTAACTTAATCATTTAATTTTTTTATTCTAACTGTTAATTCACCAGTACCTTTAATTACTCTGTGATATACTTCTTTTGGTATAAGTACTGTTTCTGTTAATGGGATAGGTAGTTGGTTATCTAATTGAACCATCCAATCCGTATGTCCAACACTCTCAACAATCCTATCTTCTTTATCTCTATGCCAAACCAATTCACTATTCTCTACATTATCAGAAAATTTACGAACATAAAAACCATTTATTTTATTTTCTTCAAACGGAAAATCCATACTATCTTTTCTTACGACCTTGACAATGTGCTCTCTGAGAGAACCCTTTTGGGTTATTACAATCTATGGAATTTTTATATTCTTTACTCCACTTTTCATTCATCATATCACTATCATCTATATTCATAGATAACTCCATACCATACTTTTTACTTTCATTCATTAAGAAATCAAATACTTGATCCATATTGTTTTTTGCTTCCGCAATGTGATCTTGAGCCCAATCGTGTCCATTTTCTAAAACACCCTCAACCATTTCTGGATCCATATCTAATAATATATCACATTGTCTTCTCATTTGTTGTAAGTTTGAGAAGAACATATATCTATTTCCTCTATCGTGATGTTCATTACCTTGTACATTAATTTGGTCCATAGTTTTTCTAACCATGTTTTTAATGTCTTCTTCCGTTAATTTAACTATTCTTTTCATATCATTAATTTTTTATTTTTATTTACCACCAAGTACCTCCACCTGATAATCCTAATTGTTTTGCATATCTCGGTAATCTACAACTCCAATAACCAGCACTACATTTATCATTTTTCTGTGGACAATTGTGTCTATCTGAAAACGCCTTTTTAGCCTTAGGGTCTCTAAGTTTTACTGACAAATTTGATCCACCAGATTTTGCCCCAAAGGAAACTTTTCTAACCTTACCATTACACATCACATAAACATAAAACTTTTTACTACCACCTCTTTTAGGTTTACTCAACTCAACTGTCTTACCTTTATATTCTGCCTCATTTATTTCCATATACTCATTTGGTATGTCCAACCAAACCTTTCTACCCTCATAGATACCTTGTTTACCAATATCGGTTCTTATAATCTCCTCATCATTAAATGATAAATCAATTTTACCGTTTGTATATAATTCTCTAACTTCGTTTATTAAGTTAAAGAAAGATTCACTACCATATCTATAAACTGATTCAGTTAATGGTATTTCATTATCTATATGATATCTTAAACCTTCACTAATGATAGTCCTGTTTTCAGTAATTAACATTCTATCGTAGTTTAATGATTCATTCTTTTTAGGTTTATAGTTTTTAACTTTAATAGGACTTGGTGATTGTCCTTTTCCTGATTTACCATCATTTTTTTCTTTTTCTCTCTTACGTCTACACGCAGAATCTTTAGCCTCCTGACTCATATTCGCAGCAACACTCTTTGCCCTACAAACTGGATATCCACCTTTATCGGAATCACTTCTACCACACTCAGGATGTCCACCACCTTCTTTTTTTCTACATATGTTAACCCAAGGTCCTTGTGGTTGTTTAGTACCTTTACCCTTTTTTTTAGTACCAAACCAAACTGCCAAATCTTCATCTAATCTTTCCGCAACTTCTATATCGTCAAAATTATATGATTCATTTCTTTTACCACTGCAGTAACTTCCACTACATCTTTTTTGACCATCCAATCCTTTAATCTTACCTTTACATACCTGAACTGCATAACCATTAGCGTATGCAGAAGGATAAACATCGTATTTAGATTTTGCAGCACTTACACCTCTAGCACACAATGTATTTTTCTTTTTCTTTTTACCTTCATTAATTTCTTCAGTACTTTCTTCACTACCCAATTCTTTATGACTACTAGGCATTATAGATATACCGTATTTATTTAAAACCTTTTCCAACAATAGTGGTATTGCCATTGATACTGCTCCCATACCCATAACCGCAACTATCTTTACAATATCTTTAGACTGTGCCTTCAATAGTTTTATTTCATTTTCAGTTACTTCTTTACCACTTACAAGTTTTTGTAATACTTTAAGTAACTCAATTGTTTCACCCTTTTCTCTTTTCGCCACACTAACAAAAGTTTTCCAAGAATTTTTTAATTCATCACTTTTATCATTAACATACGATTTCATTTTTTTACCGAATTCATTAACCACTTTAGGTTCTTCATCCGCAAATAAACCAGTGGACTTACCATCATGTCTCATTTCTGATAGTAATCTTTTATATTGACTTACGTTTAATTTTATCTTCATTTTTTTATATATTTAATCTGTTCTATAAATATAATAAGTTACCCCATTATAATATTCTTCATTTTCACTACCATCATAACCAGATAAAGTATTACCTCTGTCTTCATTTTCTGCGAGATATCTCTCTAAACCAGACTCATCGAATGTACAATAATATTCTACTGCCTCCTTAAAACTTAACCCTAAATTATTTACAAAATAATCTACACCATCATTATCAATTTCACTAATTATCTCACTCACCATTGTGTCACGTAACTCTTCTCTCGCAGTGTCAAATAGTTCTCTTAACTCATCTCCCAATCCTTCATATGTAGTTTGTTTATCCGAAAGTTCTATTTCTAAGTCATTAATCTCTTCTTTCAATTCTTCATATTCTTCAGTACCAAAAAAATCTTCATCGTCATCTAACCTCTCTTCTAATTCACTTTCTTTTTCTTCTAAAAGGTTATTTAACTCATCAATTCTTTCCTCTAATATTACCATCCTTTCTTCATACTCTTCTCTACTGTCATATCCTGCCTCTGATATTACATCTTCTTCAGTCATATCATCGAGCCTATAATCTGCAGTTTCTTCTGCGTATTGATCAACACTATATTGGTCTAACTCTATAAAGTCATCAACGGTATATCTATCTATATTATCTACCCCACCAACTTCATCAACATACCCATCAAAATAGTCTTCCATCGCACTACTAACCTCATCGTCATCACCTACCGCATAAACCTCATCTGAAGTTAAATCCCTATAAGTATCTAAACCATGATGACTACCTTCGTGTTCTATTAAAATCGGTGGTATATCTAAAAACATTGACAAAGCAACTAATTCATTATTATATGAAGAAGTATCGTTCACACCTTCTAAATCTGCATCAGTTAAATTATCGTAATTACCTAATTCATCATAATGATTAGTATAAAGATGTAATATTTCTATTTTAGTATCTGTATCATCTATCGATAATTCATTAGATAGTATATCCCAAACTACGCTGGCATCCTCACCTTCACCCAACTTTTTATTAAGTAACTTTAAAACCCTTTTATAAAAGGGAGTTATTTCATTTTCTAATATTAATCTTCTCATCTAATAATCTATTTTAATCATATAATATGTACCATCATTGTCATAACCACCACCATACTTATAAACTTGCCCATAATCACTAAGTTGATCGAAATGAACGTGTTTTGATTCGTCATCAATAAATTCATCCCAATCGAATTTAAAATAAGGTGGTATTTCATTTATAACAATTCTACCCTTTTCATTAACTTCTATAAACTCATTTTCTAATAAATATTCGAAAATATCCATTTCTTTAGGTATTATATCTTTATCTTCAACATAAAGGTAACCTATGTAATTTTCTATACCAATACTTTGTATAATTTCATTTCTATCCCAATAACGATCTTTAAGAAATTCCTTTGTTGCGTCAACCATTTGATGGAAATCCCCAAAACAAAAGAAATTTTCTTCTTCATAAACATAATATATAGGCAAACCATAATATAATGAAGATTCTTTACTAATTAAAAATGGTGATGTTCTAAAATATTTAGATAAGATAATAACTTCATCGGAAAACATAGACTCCAATTCACTTTCACTTATTTTTACTAATGAATCAACATTTTCATAGTTACCTTCAGTATTGTACTCTACTATGAAAGTGTAAAATATATTCATCATATCAGAATATTCTGTCGTTATGAATTCTTTGATGAAATCAAATAATGGTATATATACAGAATCTACCTTTACCATAGACCCATCAAACGGGTACAATGAATTAGGTTTTTTTTCTAATTTATCTATAAAACGTCTCTGAATTGTATTGAGTACTCTCCTAATTCCGTTTCTATCTAACTCCTCACTTAATATTTCACTAAATTTCATTATTAACCTTTACATTTTACTAATAAATATTAATTTTTGAGTAAATAACCATATTTAATAATAAAAATAAATAAATGTTAATAGTACAAATTAAAAACGGTAACATCGAAAGAGGTTTAAAGGAGTTGAAAGGTAAATTCGTAAAAACCAAAATTGTGAAAGAATGTAAAGACAGAGAGGAATATTTAAAAGAATCTGTCAGAAAAAGAGAAGAGAAAATTAAGGCAATATATAATCAGAAAAAAAAAGAACAAAACAATTAACATGAATGAAGAAGTTTTATCGTTATTAAACGAACAAATATGGTTAGAGAATACGGCATCGTATTTTTACCTAAACCTATCTAAAAAATTTAGTGAAAATCATTATTACGGTATATCTAAATTTTTCCTAAATCAATCAAATGAAGAAAGAGAACATATGGTTAAATTGTTTGAGTATGTTTTAGAACAAGAAGGAAATCCAATAGTACCAAATTATAACTATATGGATGACGAAGAATTAGAATTTAATATCCTCTATCTTTTTCAGATGTCATTATCCAACGAAAGAAAGGTTACTAATTCAATTAATAAGATTATTAGTAAATGTAAAGAAGTTGGTGATTACACAACAGAAAACTTCTTACAGTGGTTTGTTACTGAACAAAGAGAAGAAGAAAATAAATTTAAAGAGATTATTGACAACTTAAAGATTGTCGGTAACGATAAGGTTGGATTGTATGAGATAAACAAATCATTAAACGTTTCTAAAACAATCTAAGAAATTTTAACATATATATAGATAGTTTCAAGGGATTCTACGAATTTAATTTCACCTAAGAATCCCTTTTTTATTGCTAAAAATTTGTAGATGTCATATATTCGATCAAAATTTGACATAAGTTCTTCTTCTTTGGTTTTACCAAGATAGAATAGGACACACCCCTTATTTTCCTTTGTTCCCATCTCCCCATATTTTAATAATAAATATCTGGGAGAATGGGAATATTGTTATATTTTATACATAAATTTCTAAGCCCTGTGATCAGGATATTCGTACCCATACCCATCTACCTCATTATCACGTACTTCATTATCAGGACCTATATTTGGTAAAAGTGCCTCCAGTTCCATTCTAATATTTCTATTGTGTGGGTAATACTCTTCATTTTGATTATGTGCCCTTCTAAGAAATCCATTGTCATCTCGTACCATATGTACTACTGGCACTTGTTCCTGTTCCATTATAGGTTCATCCATTGGTACTGGTTCTTCAAACCCCTCAAATTCATCTATCATCCCCAAACCAAACGACTGTCTATTTTTTGAGGTGTCTTCATCTTTTACATTAACGAGAATACCTCTATTCAACATATCAATAGTTATGAAATTATTAATCTTACTTTCATAAGTTTTTCTCAAATGTATCATATTGACATAGTTTGTAAAAATAGTAGAAATAATTCTGTGATACTCACTACTCACTCTATTACAATATGATAATAATTGTACTTCTTTATAAACTGAGTCTTCGACTAACCTTAGTTCAAAACCTGACATATTGTT